AGTATTTCCTACTGTTCTAGTATAACCAGACCGCTGCATTTTTACAAGGGTCATCATCAACGTGGATAAACCCATTGGCGATTCCAATCCTTCTAAATCCTGCTCGGATAAGGGAATTAAGTATAATCTCTCTATCGGCTGAATTATTACAGGCAATATCGGCTGCGTACCCAAACAAATGAGAACTTCCTTTTGATTTAAGGCTAGGTTGTACCCCTCCAACGTAAGCGTTGTGGGATGGTGTTCTAAATCCGCTTGTAATTCTAAATGGTATTTTTGCAATCCCTCTTGCATCATCGAGCATTTGAAGAAAAGCAGCATCCATAAGTTTCCCCGAACCAATTTCGTCAGGGCTGTCAAATTCAGATAACTCAAAGTGTAACATTTTCTTAGATTTTACTACTAATATACTACTTTTTATTCTTTAAATCAAAGATAGAATCAAAGGCAACCGAACCTGCTAAAGATAGCTTGTCTATTATGTCGCCTTGTAAGGCTATTATCTGGGCTTCGTACGCATCTTTTTGCTGAACTAGCATATCGATATGCTTTTGCTGTGATTCGACCTTAGACTGTAAGGCAGATACCTCTTCTGGGTTCTTACCAATGATGGCATAAATAACAACTGAAAGACTTCCTACAATCATACCCGTAATAGACACAAATATATCTTTGTTTTCCGAAGGTATTGAGTTGTTAGCTAGGTAAAGTAATAAAAGAACAACAAGGATAAATATCCCTGCTGCTCCGCTATAATGTATTAAGTCCTTTTTTCTCATTTAAGTTGTTGGTATATCTTTATAACTGTGTACCCTATCGTTAAAACCAAGACAACGGTTTGTAATAAGGGGTTAATTTCTGTCAAGCTAAACGCTAACGCTCCTATGTTCAATCCGTATATCTTTAAGTTTTCCATTTATTTATGGTGTTACTATTGCTCTTGAAAATACCCATTCTTGGTTATCCTCATCCCAGTTATATAAGTTTCCATCTGTTGGGTGCTCAATTGGCGGTTCCCAAAGACAAGTTGCTTCGTTAAGTGTCCAACTTTCGTAAGGTTTAGGGGGTATAAAGGCATCTCTAGTTGAATCGTATTTATATCCAATACCTGCGTAATTTTTTCTAATTGTACCGTTATAAGATGTCTGCTTCCAAGTAGCTGTACCTAATAAAGAATTTAAAAATTGCTTTCCTTTTAATTCGCTTTCTGTACCATCTGCTTTTAGTAAAACTTCATTTGCTACTACTAAAACTTGTGTTACTATGTTATTTGAATCTAATTTTGCAAAATGTGCCATATTATACCGTGTAAGAGCCTGAGCCTTTAAAAATTAAAATTGTAAATCCTGATATAGAGGTTGTGTCGACAACAGGCGAACCAGAAAATATGCCGCTGTAATTTGCATCAGCTATTTTAAAAATAACTACTCCAGAACCACCTGCGCCCCCGACTCCTGCATTGTTCCAGTTATTTCTACCTCCACCGCCTCCACCTGTGTTTGGACTTCCACTCGGTGCTGAGGTTTGTTGACCACCAGAATTTGCACCACCACCTAAACCGCCTATTGAAGGAGCTGCTGTATAATAACCACCACCACCGCCTCCACCGCCAAAGTACACGTTTCCACCGCTTACCTCTCCAACGCTGTTGGCTGTCGCCATTGTTGTAGTAATTATAGTATTTATTAAACCATTTCCGCCATTTCCGCCTGAAGAATAAGCACCACTTCCGCCATTTCCGCCTGTTTCAGAGGTGCTTGCTGCACCACCACCACCGCCTGCATTTGTACCTACACCACCTATTCCACCTGCGCCACCTCTACCTGTTCCAATACTTGAACCACCTGAAGACGTATTTCTAGTGCCACCGCCACCACATCCGCCATCTGCTCCATTAAAAGCTGGGTCTGAATCTGCGCCACCGCCCCCGCCAAATGTTGTAATTGTTGAGCCAATTATATTAGTAACGGCAGAATTACCTCCGTTTCCAGCTGTTTCCGAGGCATAAGTACCTATTCCAGCGCTTCCAGCCCCACCTACACTAATTTGTAAAACAGTACCTATATTAAGTGCGCTTGAAGTGCCAGCATATACAGCCCCAGCACCACCGCCACCGCCACCACATTGATTAAGTTGACCACCACCTGCACCACCTCCCCCTGCTGTTAAAAGGAAGTCAAGAGTATAAGCTGCTGGTGCTAAAGATAAAGGAAATAAAAATCTTCTATTTAACATAAAATAAATTTAGATTGAACTGTCAGAAGCGTAAGTTGCTACTGAATAAAAGAAAACTGGGTCGGTTGCTGAATCGTCTACACATTCTATTTGAAGTAAACTAGTAACTGTGTTATCGTAATCTGCTTCTGCTAATTTATTGAAAGTATTGGTAGAAGTACCTTGCGCATCTAAAGCAACTGTTTGCCCTTTTAAGGGAAATATACTAATCACCTGACCTTTTTTATACCCAGTTAAGTCTATTGTATAAGCACCTGTTAAATCGCCACTTAGTTTAAAAACAGAAGCCGTTGAGCAGTCAAAAGAAACAGTACCAGTCAAGGTTGTAATCGAAGCTACTTCTGTAAATCTATTTTCTAGCTTATCGTGATTAACTGCATTGTCTGCTATTCTTGCTGTTGTTACGAAGTTATTCCCATATACTTCCGTTGTCATTGAGTTTACGGCTACAAACGCATCTCTTAGCGTATCTCCTGTTCCGTCATTAGGTGCTGAACCTACTCCTATGTTAATTCTTGCCATTTTATATTAGTGTTTGGTCTACTGTTATTAATGTTGTGTCTGCTTTATATAATATTGAATCTACTGATAATTCCAACACGTCTTCTACCCAACAAGTTGGTGCTGAAACGAGCGGTATTGCATCCGTTGTGTCATTGGTATCTCCCCAATACGTTGTACAATATATTTTTCCCCAGTTAATGCTATTCGCCATATTTATACAATACTTTTTTAATCAATTTGTTATTAGTCTTATTTAGGTATTGGGTCAATTTGTTGACGTTCTCCTGTTTTGGTTTGTATTTTTTTATAGTACCCATCCTTCAAAACTTGCATCTTTGTCAGGGTGTACGTCCTCATTGTTGTTTGAGTTGTATTCTGGATATAAAGAATTGTTAAAACTTAAATGGTTTATAAGTCTGTCGGTGTAGTATTGTGCCGTATCTCTTTCCTTTTCCATTAAGAAATCAACTTCCTCTTTAGATACGTTTTCAGCGTTTTCGCTACCGTGTTTAAAAACCCCTTTATTTGAAATAGAATAAGCAGCAAACGGTAAATATTCAACCATAGCCCAATGAATCAAACAAGGCTTTATCCAATCATTAACCAATGTTAAATAAGAGCCTGTTAAGGTTGAGCCAATTATCTTAGTTTGTATTGCCTCAAATAAGTCAGTACCTAAGTAATTTTGTATATGTATGTCCTGTGCAATCTTTACATATTGAATGAATTTATCCGTGTCTACATTTCCATTCATCGCAGTAAACTTAACTACGTCCTTTCTTGTTATTAGTAATGCTTCTGCCATTTCTTATTTATTTACGAATCCTCTATCCTTCATATCCTTTGGCTTCATTGAAACCTCTTTTTCGTTTACAGGATTGAAACCCTCTTTTCTTGCTTTACCAGTAGATATATTAGGGTCTAGGTTTTTTAAATCCCCTTCTGTTTTACCTCTAAAAGTCTGCCTTAACCATTTGTGATGGCAACCTCCACCGCCTTTGTAAAGTTTGTGAAAGTTTTTGGTTAACCATATACTATATGTATCAGCACCATTTAAACCCCATCCTGCATTTACCGCTTTATTTCCCATTTGAAGTATATCTTCTTTTCTGTAAAGTTTATTTGCTCTTACCATTAACTTGCAAAATTCTCTACTATTGGCAGAAACTGTGTTTGGGCTGTATCTGTATCTTACTTTAAATTGTACTCCGTTTACTTTCTTATCTTGTTTAGATTTTGTATTTGGTAAAGCTGAACCCGTAGAGGCTAAACCAATCATTTTATCCAAAGCCTCTTCTTGGTCGTAGTCTACTTCTCTTTCGTCTACAAGTTCCCAATTTTCTAAATCTTCTTCCTCTCCAAACTGATTAAGTAAATCAAACATCTCTTGGTCATTAAAAGACTCTTCCTTAGCCAATTTAACGCCTGTTTCTTCCTCTCTTGCCTCGTCTGTGATGGCATTGTCGGTTTCAATAAATTCAAGCGGTTGTGAGGTCTTAAAATACAGTTTTAAACTTATACCGTTAACCGCTAGTATTTGGTCAATGGTATCAATGATTAAATCTTGGTAAGGTTTTATAGTAACGTTTTGGAAAAGTAAAGAAGCTGTTTTAATTTCATCTGCGTTATTTCCTAGTCCGTTGTTTCCTGTTCTTATCCCTAGTAATAAAGGCGAAGTATGTCAATTAGTCGCA